GAATATTATCTACATTCCCAATCTTGCATGGGATGGCGTTAAGGCGTTGTTAGTGCCAGACGTTCACCGTGACAATTTTGGGTTAGCTTTAGCCAACAGAAACTACGGAGCTAACTTTTACAAAAACGGTGCCCATCTTAACGGAGTTTTAAAACATCCTGGGAGATTAACCAATGAGGCGTACGACAGACTAAAAAGTAGTTTTAACCGTGCTTTTGGTGGAAGTCAAAACGCTGGCGGTACTGCTATTTTAGAAGAAGGCATGGACTTTCAAAAAGTAGGTCTTAATCCTACCGATGCAGCGTTTAACGAAACTAAGAAAGCTACTATTTCAGATATAGCAAGGATAACGGGTGTTCCGGGTGTTCTTTTAGAAGATATGGATAAAGCAACGTTTGGCAATATGGAACAGTTGAGCCAGATGTTTGTAAACTATACAATCATGCCATTATGCGAAACCATAGAGGCAGAATTTAATAAGAAGATATTTTTTGAGGCTGAAAAGGAAAAGTTTACAACAAGATTTAATCTTGATGGATTACTTCGTGGTGATATAGCTGCGAGATCTTCTTATTATACTACTATGAGAAATGTATTAGCGATGTCTCCTAACGAAATCCGGATAAAAGAAAACATGAATCCTTATGATGGTGGTGATAGCTATGAATTACCATTAGCATCTAATATAAAAATAGAGCCATCTAAAGAAGGAATGGCGCATGAAAAAGATGAAGATAAGTTAGATATAAACGACGATAGTAACGATACTAACGATTAAAATATATGGAAAAGAGAAGCATAAATTTTGAACTAAGAGCTAAACCGGAAAGCCGTACCATCTTTGGTACTGCCACTGTGTTTAACTCTTCTTATGACATGGGATGGTATGATGAAGAAATGTCGGCCGAAGCTTTAAAGGATTCTGATTTGAATGATGTAGTTGCATTGTTTAACCATGATATGAATATGGTTTTAGCAAGAACGTCATCCGGAACATTAAAGCTAAATATTACAGGTGATGCAATGGAATATGAATTTGAGGCACCAAACACTACATTAGGCAATGACTTGTTAGAAATGGTAAAGCGTGGTGACGTGTATCAAAGTAGTTTTGCATTTACCGTAGGGGCAGAGGACTGGCAGGAAAGAATGGGTAGTAAACCTAAAAGAGTTATCCGTGCTATTAAAAAAGTGTATGATGTTTCTCCTGTAACTTATCCAGCTAATCCGGATACAATGGTAGCTAAAAGAAGCTATGATGCTACAAAGGAAATAGACAAAGATTTACTAAAAGTAATTGATATATCTCTGAAATCAGAGATTAATGTTCAAAACGAATTACGCAGGAACGCCCTGCACTTACTTAATTTAAAAACAAAATAATGAACTCTAAATTGCTAAGAGAAAAGCGGGCTTCCGATTACGCGATAATGGAAGATTTGCAAAAGAGAGCATCTGCCGAGGGTCGTTTAATGAATGCCGAGGAATTGGCACAATGGGACGCTGCCGATGCTAACTTTAAAAATTATACGGAACAAATTTCACGCCTCGAAAGATGGAATGCTATTGACTCCGAAGAAAGAGCCTTATCTGCAACCGAGCAAACTATTGCAGCTTTGCCAACTGATAAAAGAGAGATCGTAAAATCTCCAGAATATCAGGCAGCGTTTATTAAAGCCATTGCCAAAAGAGAACTATCTAGCAAAGATAGAGCCTTGTTGACGGAAATGAGAGGAACGGCAACTATTACTACTTCTGAAAGTGGTTTAGCAGGTGGTTATGTTATTCCTTACCAATTTTCAAATGAGTTGGAAAAAACAATGGCATATTTTGGCCCAATGTTACAGGTTGCGCGTATTATTACTACTCCGCAGGCAGGTACTTTGTACTACCCTAAAGTAAATGATACAGGAACAACTGGTTCATGGCACACTGAAGGTGGAGCGGTTACGGTTCAGGATATGACATTCACTCGTGAAACATTTGCTGCACACGTAATTAATACTTTAGTAAAAGTATCTGTTGAATGGGCAAATGATGAATTTGGTTTATTGAATACAGAATTACCAATTATGTTAGGTGAGCGTTTAGGTAGAGGTTTGAACGCTGCATTTACTTCGGGTGATGGTTCTGGAAAGCCTACAGGTTTCTCCGCTAACACTACGCAAGGTGCTGTATCTGCAAGTCAAACGGCTTTCACTGCATCCAACTTAGTTGACCTTATTCATTCAGTTGACATTGCTTACAGAAATAGTCCATCTGCAGCATTTATGATGCACGACACTATTTTAAGTGCGGTAAGAAAACTAAACTTGGATAACAGTAACACAACTTTATTTCAACCATCATTAAGAGACGGTATTCCTGATAAATTATTGGGTTACAATTTCTATATAAACAATGATTTGACTGGCACACAGGCAACTGCTGCCAAGATTGTTTATTTTGGTGATTGGTCAAAATACATTATTCGTCAAGTTTCAAACAATGTCCTCGTGCCATTGCGCGAGCGTTTCATGGATGAAATGGAGTTAGGCTTCTTGTTATACGCAAGATACGACGGTAAATTATTACAGGCTGCTGCCATTAAGCACCTAGCTAATAAGTTGACCTAGTAAATAAAAAATGGGATGGGTAGCAATATCCATCCCTCTTTAAAAATTTGAACATGGCTTGGAAAATAACTACGCAACCTGCAAACGAAATCTTTACACTACAAGAAGTAAAGGACTATCTAAAAGTTGACGACACAACGGAAGATACTCTTATCACTACTTTATTGCAAAGTGCAAGGCAGGCAGCGGAGCGTTATTTGAATCAAGCGTTAATAACTCAAACAATAACGGAGAAATTAGATAGGCTTCAATTAAGTACTATTTACTTATCTGTATCTCCGGTAATATCTGTTACTTCTTTTCAATACGCAGATAGCCAAAATACTACACAAACATTTAATAGCTCTAATTACATTGTAGATACATTTGAAAAACCTGCAAGGCTATCATTAGCCTACGGAAAAACGTGGCCCACATTGTATGGTAATATAAATGATGTTACCATTACCTATACGGCTGGATATGGTTCTGAAGCATCTGCGGTGCCAGGGCAAATAAAGCAAGCCATTTTATTAATGATAACAGATGCGTACGATAATAGACAGGATTATGTCAAGAAATTACCTACAGCATCTGAGTATTTATTAAACCAATATCGCGTACAATTATTCTAATGAAGTACAATAAAAACGAAGTTACGGGCAAAATGAGGGATAGGATTATCCTTCAAAATGTTAACCGGTCACGGAGTTTAACTGGTTTTGCTTCGGAAAGTTGGGCTGATATTGCGACTATTTGGGCGTTTGCAGAAAGCAAGTTGCCTGGATCAAACGAGACAATTATAGAGGGTAAAAATACGGCAAAAAATATTTGTGATTTTACCATACGTTATAATCAATCCATCACCGAGGAATCTCGCGTAATTTGGGGTGATAAGTTATATCAAGTTAAGAATTTAAAAGTTAGCCACGATAGAAGATTTATTTCCTTCCAAGGCGTATTCTATGATTCATACATTCTTACAGGCGTAAACGTTGCAGCTTCGGTTAATGGCATAGCCACAACTTCGGCTAACCTTAAACTAATAATGTCTGTTATTGGACAGGCGAATGCCATAGCATCTACATTTGGAGAACTCACAGTGTTCCAGCAAGGTGTTATTGAGGTGGCTGCTTCGGTTAATGCTTTAGGCAATGCTTCGGCAAATCTTACAAAGGTTATTTCTATTAGTGGCGATTTAGCTGGAAGTGCTTTTGTAGATGCTAATGTAAGTATTGTTCAAAATATTTCAGCAAGCGTACAAACAGATGCTAATGTTTCGGCTGATTTAAAGTTAATTAAAACTTTAGAATCAAGTGTTACAGGTACTGCAACGGCAACAAGTATATTGGATGTAGTAACACAGGGAATAGTATCATTAGATGCCTCTGTTACGGCTATGGGTGAAATAACTGCTAATTTACTTAGAATAGCTACATTAGCAAGTAGCCCAACTACGGCCGCTGATACTTCTGCTATTGCTACTCTAACCAAAGTACTTGAAGCAACGGCAACGGCAACCGCTGAAACCGATGCAAGCGCACAACTTACCATTCCTGTAAATGCTTCGGCAACGGCTACGGCTGAAACGTCTGCGGATGCACAACTAAGTTACACAGTTAACGCTGAAGCAACCTCAACCGCTGAAACAAGTGCGGAGGCACAGATTGTAAGGATTATATCAGCAAGTGCAACGGCTACGGCTGAAAGTTCAGCTGAGGCTTCGTTTGGTGTTACCTTTGCGGCAAGTGTCGAAGGCACGGCAAACGTGGATAATGCAACCATAGCAAGGGCGGCAACGATGGCGGCAAGTGTTTCGGGTAATGCAACGGTAACTGGTGCAACGCTTACCACGGTTGACAATGTTGCGGCAAGTGTAAGTGGAACGGCAACGGTAACAAATGCGACGTTGACAGTTACAACAGTAGTTGTTTATGATACAGACGCACAAGCATTTTTTGACAGAGTTACCACAGCTGGTGGAACATTGACAACAACAGAAAAAAATTCGGTTAATACACTTGTATTGTCAATGAAATCAAATGGAACGTGGGCAAAAATGTCTGCTATTTATCCAATGGTTGGAGCAAGTGCAGCAGCATGTAGGCAAAATTTAAAATCAGCAAGTTTTACTGGGTCTTTTACTGCAGGTTGGACATTTGCAAGTACTGGAGCCACACCAAACGGAACAAGTGCATATATGGATACATCCTTAATTCCAAATGTAAATCTAAATTTAAATAATACTCATATTTCTACGTACATAAGAACTACTATTATTAATTCAGAAGTAGAAATTGGTTCTTTTTCTAATTTATATATTACAAATTATGGATATGGGGCAGTTAATGGAGGAGATATTGTCGTGACAAATACAAGTGGTCAAAATGGTTTTTTTATTAATTCAAGAATAACATCAAGCCAAATAAAACAATTTAAAAATTCAACACTTTTAGGAACATATTCAGATAACAGTACAGTTTTGTCTAATTATAGTCTTTATTTATGTGCTTTTAATAATAATGGAGTTGCAAGTCAATACAGTAAAAACCAAACAGCTTTTGTATCCATTGGTAATGGATTAACAGATACCGAAGCAACTAATTTAAACACAGTCGTACAAGCATTCCAAACATCTT